TTATTGGCATGTTCAAGTATAACTTTGGGTTTTGGTCTGCTCATTAATACGTGTTTCCTAATTAACCACGTATATATTTATCAAGAACCGAACCCACCTCCATCGAACTTAACGTCAATCTTAGTGGTTGATTCACGTATTTCCGCCAGCATAGCATGTATTTCTTGAACTGTGCGACCTAACTTGGACGTCAATACTGCTAATTCAGCAGTTAAGTCTTTGGCTTCTTGTATTGATATTCTAATGTCTTTTTGTTGGCTACGTTCAGCGGCAGCAACTCTGGCCAGCAATTTTTCTACGCTAGGTAGATTTGTGGGCAGATTATTTTGTAACATTTGCCAGCACCTGCCGCATCTCTAGTTCAGTTCTAAATGGACCTTGATAGGTGTATCTTTGCAGTGTGATCAACTTGGGACAAAAACTCTTAACCCATCCTTTATCAAATTTAATTACGTAGTAGCCTGCGCAATATAGACTCTTGGAGTCTCCACTTTTTGTAAACAACGGTAGTTTTCTTTTGATGTCATACATGGCATTGTGCGGAGAAGCACTGGTGGTATATCCGTGAACTTCTTCTGGATTTGAATTATCTGCTTCCTTGATAATCTTTGCCACAAAAAAATCCTTGCCAAATTGTCGAGTAAGACTTTCTTTGGTGTCATAAATTTTAGTACCTAGTTCGTTGCTGAGAATAAAACGATTGTCTTCGTTTTTTCTCAAGGTGGCAAATTTTGTACCATCCTTTTCAACGATCCAGAATTTATTTTCAATGATTGGTTTAGCGTGTAAGTCTGTCATAGCGTGTATCTCGCATTAAGTGGTTCAGCGTAGGCCTGCGCCTGATCAGCAATCTTTTTAAGATCATAAAGATTACAAAATTTCATTAATCTAATTCCAACTTGGCTGACATTTTTATTTGCCTGCGTTGCTGTAGTAATCGTGTCAACCATAATTTGTTTAATATCAGCGGGTTGTGCTGTAAGATCAATTAATTGACGATTGCGTTCGTAGTCATCTAGCACACGATGTTCTAGACCATTATGGTCGGACCAACGCTGCAACATGAGATTGTTCCATGAATATCCTTTTGAGTCTCTGTCACCGTAGGCCTCACGGAGACCAACCTTATTCTTTGTGCCTTTTTCCCGTACTCCCGGATATGCAGAGAATACATTGTCTGAGGTATCGCCTCGCATACACTTCTCAAACAGTAACCACTGGGGGTCCGGTGCAACTTTTGCTTCTTGAGTCTTTTTATCAATAACGGATAGACCTTTTTTATCAAAGTAGCCTTGGTGTGTGATTGTGGTTTCTGTAACGCCATTATATTGTTTTACATTAGGAGCAATTAATTGTACAAAATCTGTATCTGTCGAAATGATCACATGGTTGTCACTAGGATGACTTTGTATCCAACCCGCAATTAAATCATCAGCTTCAAGTCTAGGATGCTGTAATACGGTGCAATTAGTCTTTTCAGTGACAAAATCTTTAAATGTATCAAACGCTTCCCAAAACACACGTTCTTCTTCTGCTTCTCGTTCTGTATGTGACGCACGAGCAGCCGCACGTTGAGCCTTGTAGGGCTTGTAAAAGTCCTTACGCCAGCTTCGACCTTCTAAGAAGAAGACCACATGACTACCTTCAAAATCTTGCCATGCTTTCTTAATGCTGTTGAGAGTAATGTGAAAAGCCATACCCAACTTAATGTCGGCATCACCGTTGATAACGTGCCTTGCACGAAAGAAAGTGTTTGCAGTATCAACTAAAATATATGTCATAGGTTATTTTTTCTAACAGAATTAATATCAATAACGCCAGTGTTTACAGCGCCGCCAAAATCTCCGTCAACTACTACATTAGCACATAGTTCACGGAACCAACGATCTACAATTTCTTCGTCTTTATCACCGTCGAAACCATATCCCTCTTGCTTTAATTTTAACACAAATTGCTCATTCCAGTCAAGCTCAAAAAAGCCATTACGTACATTTTCTTTATTGACATGAGTGTTAAGAACACCTACCCAAGGTTCTTTTAATTTGGTTGCACGATCTTTTGGGCTCAATTTAGCAGTTTCTTCTGCTTCTACAGCACGTTCTGCAGCCGCAACTGCGTCTTTAGCAATCTTTGTGGATTCCTCTGCTAGTTTTACTGCGGCCTCAGTTTCTGCTTTAAGTTTATCAATACCAAATAGCTTTTCTATAAAACGTTTCATTAGGTTCCCCACTCATTCTTAAACAACGGCACCTGTAGTCTGTCGCTATACCGTAATCCGTTTTTCATTGCTAGTATTGCTACATTCTTGTTGTTTAGTGCATAGACATTTTCTACACCACCTACTGGCATTAGATAAACGTGTCCTTTAAATCCTGCTGTACGGAATGCGGCAATAGCACACTCTGCATCAGCAAAGTCTTGTTCTGTAGCAATAACAAACTTTAAGTATGCAGTACCGACTTCCTCATATTCGCAAACTACCTCTGGTAGAATTGCTTCATCCCACTTCTCACCACTGCATGGCAGTTTAGCACTTACTGAGAATGTAAGTTCTTTGCCCACTACGCTATTCCACTTTCTCAAGTATTCTTTAAACTCCGGTGTGAGTTTCTGAGTACCATTTGTTTCAAACGTAATCTCTTTCAAGTCACGCATCTTAGGATTATTAAGCAAATCCGGATAAGCACGTTGCCATCCTAGTAACGGCTCGCCACCTGTAATAACTAGATGTTCATCTTGCCACATCTGGAATGGAATAATTTCCATAATACGATCTACAATTGCTTCACTTGTTAGCATCGGTGACAAATCTTTAAAGTCTGGATGCCAACTGGCATAGCTGTCACAGCCTGTACTAACTAAGGGCAAGTCTTCATATTTTGTAAACGGCGTAATCATCTTATGTGTTGCCGCAATGTCAGTGGCTTCATGACTAGATTCGCCGCGCGGCATACCAAATCCTGCACACTTAAAGTTACAACCAAATGTGCGCAGGAACACAGAAGGCACACCCATATAGCGTCCTTCACCTTGTATGCTGTAGAACAGCTCTGCTATTTTAATTTTGCTCATAATATATTATACACTCTTTTCATCAGTTGTGTCAACCTTTTTGAGTAGCCAACTACCATCTTTTTGATCAATCCAATTAAGATTGTCGCCTTCTTTCCAACCTGTTTGTTTTAATAGGTCTGGCGGAAAAGTTAATATGGCATCGCCACTACCATCGTCGGCTTCTTCTACATTAAGTGTCCAGCTTTTCAATTTCAACTCCTAATTAAATAGTGTTCTCATTCTGTTTCTTCCAATCTTGATGTCTACGTTTGCGACATTCTTCTTTGACATCAATGGGAATATCGGGATGCCATTCAGACATGTTACAATCGTACACTCGATACTCTGGCATGTCTACTTGAGAAAGTACAACTATCCAAAGAATACAAGCAACAACAAAACCAATAATGTATTTGATCATATTCTGTCGCTTAACAATATTTTGCACATTACAGCATCGTGTTCGTTATGAAATTTAAATATCATCTGATCTGTCTCTGGATGACTTGTGTATCGATCGCCAGGGAGTCCAAAGTGTTCCAACACCATAGCACAGGTTTCATTCCACCAAAATCCAGTTTGTTCTTTATTCCACGGAACTAGAATTGTTTTTAGATTAGACACAATATTTTACTTATTTTTTGTAATTGCCTTTTTCTGGGATAACATGTCTAACTCCACCACGTGGATCTTCCATGTCTCCTTTGCGTCTTGGGATTAGATGTATGTGCGGGTACATGACTGTTTGCCCTGCTGCCTCACCCCAATTGATTCCAATATTAAATCCGTCCCACTCGCCTTTCTCTACCATGTCTTTGCCGTGTGTTAATGCATCGCTGAAGCAGTCAACAATCACTCCATCTGATGCATATTGTGGCACAAATAACAAATGACCTTCGGATACAGGGTACTTATCTTTAAAGACCTTGACATGGAAGTCTTCCCGGACCAGATCCTTCCACGGTGCAATACCTTCCTTTTCTGCATCTTCTAGTATGTAATCTTCTTTTTTCATTTTGTCCACCACTCTTCAAAAGGGAATTCAACCCATATAGGATTTTCTGCCTTGTTGATCTCTTCCCCAATATAATCCATTCTAACTTTAGACTTACTGGCAAGGTTATCAAATATTGTGGCAAACTTTACGTTTTGATTCCATATTTCATTACGCCATCTTTCATCATCGGGCAAACATCCAGACGGCCAATCAGTCAAAATCCAATTAATAGTTGCACCTGTATCGTTGATGTCATCTACAATCAGTATGTTCTTTTTGCCACTGCCGGACGACATAGGATAACCAAAGGCATCTTCAGCCATCCATAAGTTGCTTTCTGTAGCATGTTCACCGCTGTTGTCTCTGAGACTTACTTTCAGTGTTTCACAGGGAATATTAAAATACTGACTGATCATGACAGCAGGCAATAGCCCTCCTCGGGTAATGCCTACTACGTAATCTGGTCGCCATTTATTAAGAGAAATATCTCTACAAATTTTTGCCACTAGACCTTGACACTCTGCCCAACTTACTTTACGTTTTTGCATGACGCTCCTTGAGATATTGCTCGTGTTGAATCCATTTATTGTTTACTAAAAATCCCCATTCACGTTTGTGGGGACCTGGCATGAACAAGGTCCAAGCAGTTACACCTTTTTTTAATTCAA